CGCCCCGACAAGCCATGATCCACACATGACCGATTACCAAACATTCCTCGCCAGCAAGCGCCCGTCGGCCATGGCGTCCGGCCTGGCAGATGTGCCGGCGCTTCACCCCGCGCTCAAGCCGCATCAGCGCGATTGCGTGGCGTTCGGGCTGCGTCAGGGCAGGTTTGGCCTGTTTCTCGACACCGGCCTCGGAAAGACGCTGTGCGAGCTGGACTGGGCAAAGCACGCGGCGGCGGCAACGAATGGCATGGCGCTGATCCTGGCGCCGCTCGCCGTCACGGGGCAGCACAAGCGCGAGGCGGATAAGTTTGGCTATGAGAATGTCCGCGTGATCCGCGAGCAATCAGACGCAGGGCCGGGCATCAACATCTGCAACTATGACCGGCTTGACCTTCTCGACCCGGATGCGTTTGGCGCGGTCGCGCTCGACGAAAGCAGCATCCTGAAGTCGTTCACCGGCAAGACGACGCGATCCCTGATCGCCGCGTTCGGCTCGCATCGGTTTCGCATGTGCGCGACCGCGACGCCTGCGCCGAATGACCATAGCGAAATCGGCACGCATTCTGAGTTCCTATCCATTATGGATAGCAACGAAATGCTCAGCCGGTTCTTCATCAACGACACGCAAACCGCGTCGCAGAATTGGCGCCTTAAGCGCCATGGCGAGGCGAAATTCTGGGATTGGATGGCGTCATGGTCTCGCATGGCAGAAACGCCGGCTGACCTTGGGCACGACGCAACGGCCTATGTCCTGCCTCCGCTGCTCGTCCACCGCCACAAGGCGGCGGGCGACATTCGACCGGCGGCGGGGATGCTTTTCGCGGGCGATGTTTCCGCCACGACAATGCACGACGTGAAGCGCCAGACAGCCGACGCGCGCGCCGAAATGTGCGCCGGCTTGGTGCCGGCCGATAGCCCGTGCGTTATCTGGTGCGACACGGACTATGAGGCCGACGCGCTCCGGGCCGCGATCCCCGAGGCGACGGAAATCCGAGGATCGCACACGGCCGAAAAGAAGGAGGCCGCGCTTGAATCTTTCGCGACAGGATCGGCGCGGGTCATCATCACGAAGCCCAGCGTCGCAGGCTTTGGGATGAATTGGCAGCATTGCGCCACGATGATCTTCGCCGGGCGGTCGTTCTCGTATGAGGCATGGTATCAGGCCGTGCGGCGCTGCTGGCGTTTCGGGCAAACGCGGCCGGTGGATTGCCACATCATCGTTGCCGAGGGCGAGGCGCAGATTGGCCGCGTTATCGACCGCAAGAGCGCCGATCATGCCGCCATGAAGCGCGCGATGGCAGAGGCCATGCGGCGCGCGATGGCAAGTGAAGCCGGCGTGCGAGTGCCGTATAATCCGATACATCAGGGAGAGTTCGCATCATGGATTTCCGCAGCCTAAATTCCGCGCGCGGCGACGCCTGGCAGGCGATCCACGGGGATTGCGTGGACGTGCTGCGGCAGATGCCGGATGCCAGCGTGGGTTTCAGCGTCTACTCGCCGCCGTTCGGCTCGCTGTTTGTCTACTCGGACAGCGAATGCGACATGGGCAATTCGTCCTCGGATGGTGAGTTTTCGGCGCATTACGCGTTCATGGTGCGCGAGAAATTCCGCGCGACAATGCCCGGCCGCCTGACCGCCGTTCATTGCTCCGACCTGCCGATGACGAAATGGAAGGACGGCGAGATCGGCATCAAGGATTTTTCGGGCCAGATCATCCAGATCCACGAGGCCGCCGGATGGGTTTTGCATTCGCGCGTGACTATCTGGAAATGCCCCGTGGTGGAAATGACGCGAACCAAGGCGCATGGGCTGCTCTACAAGACGCTGAAATCTGACAGCGGCCGGTCGCGCATGGGGATGCCGGATTATCTGCTGGTGTTCCGCAAGCCCGGCGACAACGCGGCGCCCATCGTCCACCGCCCGGAAGATTTCCCCGTCTCCCAATGGCAGGAATGGGCGTCGCCGGTATGGATGACGGTCAACCAGACGCGCGTCCTCAACGTCAAGGCGGCTCGTGAGCAGGCTGACGAGAAGCACCTCTGCCCGCTGCAACTCGACGTGATCGAGCGCGCGCTGATCATGTGGAGCAACCCCGGCGACGTGGTGCTTTCCCCGTTCATGGGCATCGGCAGCGAGGGGCATTGCGCGCTGAAACTGCGCCGCAAGTTTATCGGCGTGGAGTTGAAGGAATCCTACTGGCGCCAGGCGTGCAAGAACCTGGCGGCGGCCGAGGCTGGCGCGGTGGATATGTTTGACGCTTGGGCCAATGTAGCATGACAGACGAAGAAGCCTTCGCCGCCTTCCGCGCTGATTTGGTTGCCTTGGGCGCCGGGACTTGCTCGCACTGCGGGCGGCAACTGGATCATGGCGACGTGGCGTGGAACAACGCGGATACCGGCGGGGGAACCCCGCATAGCGTCTACACGATCACATGCCTGGGCTGCGGCACTGAGGCCGACGCGGGTATGTCGTGGTGGCCCGGAGACGTGACGACGTTCGCGCAGTTTTTCGTCACCATTTGGAGGGAGCGCGCGATGTCAAAATACCCGCGCCAGATGTGGGCGCGATGATGACGCCCGAAGAAATGTGCTGGCGCGATGCGACCCTGGCGCCTCCATTCGACCGCTGGCCGCGATGGGCCGTCGAAGTGAACGCAGAGATTACCGACCTGATCGGCGACATAACGGGCGCGGTGGACGATTACGAAGACGACGCGGTTGTCATGGCGCAGTGTGCGGCGCTTGACGCATTGCGCGCAAAACTTGCGCGGCTTGTCGAGGAATGGACCGGCTGACCGGCCGCCGGTTTCAGCCGCTCACCCACCCTTCCTAAAGTCGCTGCGGGCCGGGGCGTTACTCCCGACTAGGGCCGCTGGTTCCTCGTTTACGCCCCGTTTACCTTGCCGCCTCTCCAGGCAAGCACCCGCGCCCGATAGGGTCGCCGCGTGTCTCACCACGCCGCCGCAGCGCCAGGATAGTATCACTTCGCCAGCGCAGCCGTCATCCTATCAAGCCGCGCCTCAAGCGCGGCTACTCGCGCGGCAAGGCTGTCGGGGGCAGGCACGGGCGACGCAGGCGGCGCGGGCGCGTCATTGGCGTTGACCACCCCTAACGCCTCGCCCCAATTCCGCCCCCACTTCGCACCGATTGCGGCCCGCTGCGCCTCATTCCCGCGCGTCCATGCGCCCGGCCGCCAGTTGCGCAGGTAATACTGGAATGCCAGCGGCCCGGCTTCCATCGTCGCGGGAGGGAGCGCGGCCGCGTCTGTGAACAGCAACAGCCGCGCGAACGCCGCCGCCAACTGATCCCCTTCCGGCTTGGTGAAGGCCCGCCAGATTGCGTCCCGATCCCATGCCACGCCGGCCGCTTCCACGACGCGCTGCGCGATAGCGGCCGAGGATGCGTGCTGCATCACCCCCACCACGCCCCCGCCGCGCTCGCATTGCCAGAGCCCTGTTGCAGGTCCAACCTGGCCCGGCGGCTTGCCTTCCACCACCTGATCCCGGTGGAACGTCCCGCCGATGCGCCCTTCCTGCATGGCAATGGCGAGCATCATGGCCTCGGCGCCCGGCCCGTTCGGAACGCGATGCTCGGTCCACAGATAGGACAGGACGGGGCGGATGATGCCCGTCAGCAGCTCGGCGGGCGTCATCGCCGATCCCCCGCAAATGGCCGTGGCGCTGATCCGTGCGCCACTTGCTCAATGCCTTGCCGCATTTCGACCGCGCCGCGCGAAGTCCCCATCCAATAGTCGTAGGATTGCCCGAACCTCGCCACCATGGCGCCGATCAGCAAGAGCAGCACTTCACGCACCCCCGGCGCGAAATCGCGCTGCATGCTGAAAAGCAGCCAGAGCACCACAAAGAACCCGAGGAAGGCTCCGACCGTCAGAAATGCCGGCATCCATGCCAGCCTGGACCCGCTTGCCGACAGCGCCATTGTCTGCCGCCGCGCGTCGGCGGTATCGGCAAGCGCAGCCGTGATCCGCGCCGTCGCGGCATCCTCGCGCGCCTTCTCCCGCTCGGCGGCGATGCGCGCCAGGCCAAGCGCCAGTTCCGGCCCGCGCTCCGGGGCCGCGATGACTGCCGCGACTGCCGCCGGGTCCGTGCTGCCCGCGACTGCAGTGACCACGCCCGTAACCTGCCGCGCCACGTCCTCCGCATCGTCGCCGCCGATCCATTCCGCAATGCGCGGGATCAGCGGCGCCAAGACGGGGATCAGCGGGAGTAGCGCGGCGATCATGTCATCATGTCCTCGATGATGTAGGCGAGCAGCGTCCAGACCCCGAGCGTTGCCACCGCCGCCCATGCCGCCGCGCGGGTCACTGCGTCGTCTGACCAGTCGCAGTAGATGGCGAGTTTCACCGTTGCGCCGACCACCATGGCGACCGCCAGAAGCAGTTTGGAGGACACCACATTCCACGTTGCGAGGTAGACGTTCCCGAATGTGTTGGGGTCTATGTAGCCGTCCAGGGACAGCCTAAACGCCAGCACGCGCGATTGCTCGACCATCTGGCCGAGCGACAGGGCGAACAGGACGAACACCAGCCACACAATAGCCGGTCGCGCGCCGCCCCCTGCACGGATGACGCGATGCGCGATCAGCGCGCCGACTACGACGCCAAGCCCCGATGCCAGCATCACCAGCAGGACGGCCGCATAAATCCAATGGCTCATCGCGCGCGCCCGTGGTTTGGGTCAGGCTTGCCGCGAAGGATGGCGTCGAGTTCCTGCAATTCCTGGATCAGCGCGGCCCCGGCTGCGACATTCCGCGCCGAGGCTTCAACCGCTTTTTCAGCGCCAAGTTGCGCCGCTTCAATCTGCGCAACCCCCGGATGTTTCACGGAAAAATAACGGCCCAGGGTGTGGCGAACCCGCTGCATCAGGGATGCGCTTTCCATCTGCCACCTACCGCTTACTGCGCAGAGCATCGGTAAGTTTTTCTACGGCCAGCGTGTGAGCCTCAAGCGCAACCGTGTTCGCCGCTGTGACCGTGATCACTTCGCGCGCAAGTTTCCCGGTTTCCTCGTTGCGCGCCTCAAGGCGGTTGAAAAGCACCTGCACCGCGCGGCCGAGCGTGACCACCGCCAGAAGCAGCGTCGCGACCAAAACCGGCTGATTGGCGACCCATGCGGCCCATGTGTCCGTCATCATGTCACCGTGTAGAAATTGCTCGGGGTAAACCAAGCCGCGTATTGGGCCGCGATCCAAGCGTCCACGGGGATGGCCGTCCGCATATAGACGAGATCATACCAGCCGCGATAACCGTCCGTGCTGGTGTCGCCAATGCGCAGCGTTGTCCCCGACACCGGCATGCTACTGGTGACGGATTGGTTAATATAGTTGACGCCGTTGACCCACCCCTTACGATACACGCCCCCGTCGTGCCCAATCACCGGGAAATTTTTGTCGAGCGCCAAGCCGCCGCCAAGGCCGATGTAGGAAACCAGGCCGTCCGTTTCGTTGTAGAGCGTAAACCACTGGCCGCCGCCGCCGTAGAGCAACTGCGCGCGCGAATTAAAGGCGGTATTCGAGTATTGCAGGAACGCCTGCGTCGTTGCCGGGTTTCCGCCGCGCGAAATGCACCCTGCATGCCAATCCGAAAACGCTGAAACCGCCGTGTCCGCGTAGGCTTGATGCGTGGAAATATTCAACTCGCCGCCGGACAACACCGCGTTGCCGACAAGGGTAAGGTTGTTCCCCGAGCCCGTGCGATCATCGCCCGAATTGCCCGTGAAAACAAAGGCGCGATAGAAGGCTGTCCAGACGTTGTTCCGCCCGTATGTGCTGCCATTCGACGGCGCCGCCGCACCCGACCCCGCCGCGACGTAGAACACGTTATCCGAGGCCGTCAGCAGATCGGCCTTGAAGAACAGGTCTCCCGTCTCGGCGCCGTAGTTGAACGTCACCAGATCGCGCGGCAACTGCGTTTCGGATGCGTCGAAAATTTGAATATCCGAACCGTCGCTCGCCACATTCGACCAGAACCCCGCCGGCAAATCGGCCAGGGCGACGCGCACCGGGAAGTCCGTCACATCGGCAGTGACCTCGCCGGACGCGACGGTGATGGTGGCGCGTAGATACGGGATGCCGCCAGACAGCCGAGGCCCCGCGATAATGCCGGGGTTAGGGATCGCGCAAAGCATCTGCCGTCACCACTCGACCACGATAACGCCGATCTTCCCCGCCCCGCCCGGCGCTGGCGTGCCGATATTGTCATACGCGCCGCCGCCCGTGGCCGTGACCTTGATCT